ACATCGATGTAAAAGATGATGTTGAGGCACTTGTACAAGGTGAAGATGGTTTAACAGAGGAATTCAAACAAAAAGCCTCTACTATTTTCGAAGCTGCAGTACAAGCAAAAGTTTTAGAAGAAGTTAATAAAAAAGCTGATGAAATTGAAACTCAAATGAAAGAGGATCAAGATAAGTCCGGCGAAGACTTCAAAAAAGAAATGACCGAAAAAGTTGACGGTTATTTAACTTATGTTGTTGAAGAGTGGATGAAAGAAAATGAATTGGCAATCGAAAGAGGAATTCGTTCCGAATTGGTTGAAGATTTCATGACCGGACTTAAAACTCTTTTTGCAGAGCATTATATTGACATCCCTGAAGAGAAAGTTGACATGGTTGATGACTTATTCACAAAAGTCGAAGATCTTGAAACCTCTTTGGATGAAGAGATTAATCGTGGAGTAGAACTCCAAAAAGAATTGGCTCAGTTCAAAAAAGATGATGCCATTAGCGAAGTCACAAAAGACTTGGCCGATACGGAAACCGAAAAAATTTCCAAATTAGCTGAAGGTATCGAATATGAGAACCAAGAGCAATACATTGAAAAGTTAAATGTTCTTAAAGAAAGTTATTTTCCTAAATCTGATGCTGTTACTTCAGAGATCACAGAAACGGATGAAACAATTGAAGTTCCTGATGAGAAAACGGAAGTAAAACTTCAAGAAGACATGGAACATTATACATCAGCGATAAAACGCTATAATTCATAATAATTTTTAATTTTATAACCTTATAGGAGAAAATATGTACCTAGCTGAAGACCTTCAAAAAAAGTGGGGTCCGGTTCTTGGTCACGAAGATCTCCCTCCGATTAAAGACAGTTATCGGAAGGCCGTAACAGCAGTTCTTTTGGAAAACCAAGAGAAAGCTATGCGGGAACAAGCCAGCCAAGGTGGCGGAGTGTTTGGGAATATTCAAGAAGCGGCTCACGCAAACAAAACGGGTGGAAACATTGATACCGTTGACCCTGTCTTAATTTCGTTGGTTCGTAGAGCTATGCCTAATCTCATCGCCTATGATGTTTGTGGAGTTCAACCGATGACTGGTCCTACCGGACTGATCTTCGCCATGAAGTCTCACATCACATCTCAGGCCGGTGTACAGGCAGCAGACTCTGTTGAAGCCGACACATCCTTTTCTGGTAGTGGAACACATTCCGCTAACAGTAACCCCGCAGATGCCAGTATGACTACTGGTACTGGTACCGTAACAGCGACACAAGAAGCTGATGTTACAGTATCCGAAATGGCATTCGCGATTGACAAAGTAACTGTTACTGCTAAGTCACGTGCACTCAAAGCTGAGTACACAATGGAATTGGCACAGGATCTTAAAGCCGTTCACGGTTTGGATGCTGAAACTGAACTTTCGAATATTCTGTCAAGTGAGATCTTGGCTGAAATTAATCGTGAAGTTATGAGAACCATTTATACAAACGCAAAGACTGGTGCACAACATAACACTACATCCGGTGGAACTTTTGACCTTGATACAGACTCAAACGGACGTTGGTCAGTTGAGAAGTTCAAAGGTTTGATGTTCCAGATTGAGCGTGAAGCTAACGCAATTGCTAAAGACACTCGCCGAGGAAAAGGTAATGTCTTGATTACATCTTCTGATGTAGCTTCTGCTCTGGCAATGGCTGGTCAACTTTCAGGCGCACCTTCGGGTAATGACTTGAATGTTGATGACTCAGGAGCAACAATGGTTGGTACTCTTAATGGTCGATTCAAGGTTTATGTCGATCCTTATGCACCATCCGCTGCAACTAACTTCTTCACAGTTGGTTACAAAGGTTCATCTGCATATGACGCAGGACTGTTCTACTGTCCTTACGTTCCGTTGCAAATGGTTCGTGCAGTTGGTGAGAACTCATTTCAACCGAAAATTGGATTTAAGACTCGTTATGGTCTTGTTTCTAATCCTTTCGCAAATGACACAAGTTCCGCAAATAACGGAGCAGGTGACGGATCACTTACAGCTAACGCTAACCGTTACTATCGCCACGTTATCGTTGCAAATCTTATGTAATCCTTTTTCTGAGGATAACATTGAAAAGGGGTGGGCTTATGTTCACCCCTTTTTTTATGCTTACTAAATATTAGTATAATATGGAGGTAGTGAAATGTATGAAGGAGCTGATGCTCAAGGTATAGATTCTATTTTTGTACTAGGGAATGGCTTAAGTAGAAAAAACATTGATCCCACAAAATTAGATGGAACAGTTATAGGATGTAATGCTTGTTATAGAGATTTTACACCTGATGTGATTTGTGCAATAGATGCTGGAGTGATATTTGATATTGTTGAACATATAGGAAAAGAACACTATAACACAGAATTTTATTTTACACATGATTCATGGAATCCTTTACCAGCAGAAGCACGAAACAATTTGATATTGGAAGAAGATAGTGTCACCAAAGAAACAAAACATAGAAGTAAAGAATTTGTTGTTATTTCAGGATTTGATGAAGAAATTGAAAACACGGTAAATTATATAATGTGGGTACCGGAAGGTGTTACTATTAAAAATATGATGTGTACACAGAGTGAGGGAGGAGTGGGTCGAAATACAGGAACTGCAGCAGTATATGTTGCGTGTAGAGATTTTACTTGGAATGATTATGAAAAAGTTTACCTACTGGGATTTGATCATCAAAGTGATAAATATGATAATCTTTATGCAAATACTTCACATTATTACAAGAGTGATTCTCACGGCTGGAACAAGAGTGATTCTGGTAGCTGGAAATCGACACATAAGGGATGGACAGACGAACTTTTAAAAGTTGTTAGAGAATTTCCTTATTTGCAGTTTATATGGGTTAATTATCGTGGAGATAATTTTCCAAAACTACCAAATTTATTTTCAAAAGATGAAACGGAGATATGGCAAGCTTAGCAAATCAACCAAAAAATATGAATCCTTTGGCAGATGTTCAATATAAATTTGATATTGCAGCATTACCGAATACTTCTTTCTTTGTACAAACCGCCGCGTTACCTGGAATTACCCTTTCTCCTATGGAAATAGGACTTCCTCAAAGACAGGGATTTGCTCGTAGTACAGGAACAATTCAATATGAAGAACTTACTATAGCATTTCTTGTTGATGAATATCTAAAAAACTGGATGGAAATTTATAATTGGATAACAGGCAATCCTTCATATACATCTGGAGTATTAACTATTTTAAGTAGTTCAATGAATCCTACAATAGAAGCACAATTCAAACAATTATTTCCTACTAGTTTAACAGAATTGCAATTTGATAGTACCACTACTGATCCAATATATCACCAAGCTTCAGTATCTTTCAAATATACTGAATATACTATTAAGAGCCTACTAAATGATTAATGAAAAATGAATAGTGATTTTGTACAATTATTATGGTTATTTAATTCCCCCAGAGAAACAAGAGATATTATACGATTAGACTTGCACGAAGCTGGTTTATTGTACAAATATGCAAAACAAACATGGGAACAACCACAAAAATTATTCCATCATACAGGAAGAGGAAATATAATATTAGAAATTGGTAGATATTGGGGTGGTTCAACTGTTTTACTTGCTATGGCGACACATCATTCAGATGTAAAAATTGTTTCTGTTGATGTTGTTGAAGGTTGTCATGATCCTGATGTCGATAATTGGTTGAATGATTACGAGGAAAAAGAAAGAATAGATATTAGAGTAGACAATTCATGGGCAATGGAAAATATTCCAACATCTTTGTTGTTTGTAGATGGAGATCATTCATACGAAGGTGTCAAAAGAGATTTTATTCATCATTGGAACTTTTTGAACGGCCCCTGTCTAGCACATGATTATACTGATCCAACATGTGAAGGTGTAACCGAATTTATAGATGAATGGATTAATGATGGTTATGCAGAACCAATTGAACAGGCGGGTACAATGATTGCCCTTAAAAAATTAAAGGATTATGAAGTTTGAAGAACTACAAAAATTATGGACTAGTGATTGCCCGATTGATGAAACTGAACTGGCACAAGAATCAGTTAAAATTCCCCAATTACACAACAAGTATTTAATACTTTATTCCAACGAAAAATTAAGATTCAAAGAATTGAGGTTTCTATTTACGGGTCTTGTTAAAAGAAAAAGAGATTATTATAGTGGAAGGATGACTGCAGAAGAATTAGAAGCTGCAGATTGGGAGCCATTTCAATATAAATTACTCAAAGCAGATGTACAAGAGTATATAGATGCAGATGAGAATGTAATAGAATCTAAGAAAATACTTGCACTACAAGAAGAAAAAGTTGATTATCTTGAAGCTATAGTAAAGGGATTATCGACCAGAGGATATTTAATCAAAAATGCAATCGATTGGAAAAGATTTACAGAAGGCCATTGACCGCGAGGCTGCTGTAATTGAGATCTCAAAAAAGGATGAAGTACATCTAAAAATTGCTTCTGAAGCAAGTGTTGCTCAAGAAATTTGTGATTATTTCACATTTACTGTGCCAGGATATACATTCATGCCCGCTTATCGGATGAGAATTTGGGATGGTAAGATTAGATTATTCAATATTCATAATAGATTATTGTATGGTGGATTACTTGAATATGTTTTTAAGTTTGCTCAAAACAGAAATTATAAAGTAGTCCCCGATGGTGATTGGTGGAAACCACGTAAAATAGAAAAGAACGAAGCTTTCATTACGGACTTAAAATTACCCTTCGAACCCAGAGATTATCAGTTAGATGGTTTTTATCATGCTTTGTCATACAAGAAAAGTTTACTAGTATCTCCTACAGCTAGTGGAAAATCCCTAATAATTTATATGATTGTCAGAGCATTAAATGTGAAAACCCTGATAATCGTACCTACCACATCTTTAGTTTCTCAGTTATATGCAGACTTTCAAGAATATGGATGGGATTCCGCAAAATTTTGTCACCAAATCTATGCGGGTCAAGACAAGGTATCAGACAAAAAGGTTGTTATTTCCACATGGCAATCCATCTACAAGCTTGGAAGAAAACTTTTTGAACCATATAAGTTAGTTATAGGAGATGAAGCACACGGATTCAAATCAAAGTCTCTTACTTCCATCATGACTAAATGCGTGAACGCAGAATATCGAATAGGAACTACAGGAACATTAGACGGAACTCAAACTCACAAATTGGTTTTAGAGGGGTTATTCGGAAAAATTTATAAAGTTACTACTACTGCTAAATTAATTGATAGAAAACAATTAGCCTCATTCCGTATAGACATTATAGTATTGAAGTATCCTGATGATGTATGCCATCAATTTAGAAAAATCAAATATGCAGATGAGTTAGAATACATTGTTACACATGAGAAAAGAAATAAATATATAAGAAACTTAGTATTATCACTTGATGGTAATACTTTGTTACTCTTTAGATTAGTGAAAAAGCATGGACGCATTTTATACGATATGATAAAGGAGGAAACAGATGTCAAGAATAGAAAAACTTTTTTTGTATATGGTGGAACTGAAACCGAAGTACGAGAACAAATTAGAGCCATTGCCGAAAAAGAACGAGATGCCATCATCGTGGCTAGTTATGGGGTATTCAGTACCGGCATCAACATTAGGAATCTTCATAACATTATTTTCGCTTCTCCTTCTAAGAGTCGCATTAGAAATCTTCAGTCGATAGGCAGAGGATTGAGATTAACAGATAATAATCAAGAAACAGTACTATACGATATTACGGATGATTTGAGATGGAAGAACAGAAAGAATTATGCTTATCGACATCATGAAGATCGAATGAAAATATATGATGAGGAAAAGTTTCCATATAAAATTTATAACATTCCCCTCAAGGCATAAATGGCAGTAGAACTCAATGAAAATGATTTAAAAGTAATTAGGCTAGACAATGGAGAAATTCTTTTTTCTAAAGTATTAGTTACAGATACAAGCAAAAGTAATGGATATTTAGAACTACATTGGCCAATGAGAGTTTTAATGAAATTTGATGATGAAGCAAAAAGTACTTCATTGGCCTTACTTAAATGGCTGCCTTTTACTGATACTACATTTGTGCCTTTGGCCGCAAGATGTATTATGTCTGTTTCAGAATTAGGAAAAGAATATAAAGGTTTTTATTTGAATAGCGTGAAAGAGTCTGCAGAAGAATCAACAGAACAAGAAATGAATAGAATGTCAAAAATACTAGCGGATTTTGAGCCTAGTGGATTAATGAACTAATACTATTTTGCTCTTTTCGGTTCACACCTTATTATATCACACTATTTCCAAATGTCAAGCCCTATTTCAACTTGACAAATGAGTATTATGTGTTATAATAATAGTATATGTTAATTTAATTTAGGTGTAATATTATGGCAAAACGAAAAAAGGTAGCGAAAGCTCATTATGTAGATAATGCATTGTTTTTGGAAGCAATGATTGAATATAAAAAGCAATGGCAGATATCGAAAGATAATGATGAAGAACTGCCGATTATTT